AGGAGCAAGGCGGCATCAATTCGTCCGATACTCAAAGGGAGCTTTATTGTAAAATTGTTACAGATGAGTCTACTGCTGTATTGCCTGAGTTTGATGCAGCTGCACAGCGTGATATTGTTGTAGAAACCGCCACTTCAACTCGTTACGATAGATATATAGCCGCCGACTTTGGCTACAACGACATGGCGTTTGTCGTGTTTGGTTATTACGATTTTGATCGGGTGAAAATAGTCATAGAAGACGAGCTTGTGTTTCAATACAAATCGTCTGTGCACATAGCAATCAATGTAATAGCCAAGGAACTTGACCTTTGGCACGGATATGCCGGACTGTCTGAGCAGTTCTTAAAATTAGCATTCAAAGAAGCGCTTGAGGAAATCGAAAAATACAGGCACATTTACGATAGAGAACGAGGGCTAGTGCGGAGGTTTGTTGATACGCCGCCTTTAACTCGTGCTGACATGGTTGATGCTGTTGGGTGCATCTTTGCGGGAGCTCAAACGGCGGATAGAGATGCACAGATACATAGATTGCGTCGAATCATTCTTGAACGCAGGCTTGAAATAAACCCGAGGTGCCGAAACTTAGTTAGGCACCTTAGTTATGCGGTATGGGCAGCATCGCGCAAATCGTTTGAACGTGACGCGGGATTCGGTCATTATGACGGGGTTGGGGCAATGCAGGTGATGACTCACCACGTTGACTATCGAAGCATGCCGAACAACTCTCTATTCCCCCCAGCGCTTGATATGGCCAACTTTAATATTCCAACTGTGATGACAAAAAACAGTCAGTTTAGGAGAACGTGATGAATGATATGATTAAATTAAACCCTATTGACAATATTGAGTACTGGGGAGCAGATGCCGATACTAAAAAATTAGCGGCATCACTTACAGACCGTATAACCACGTTCGACTCGTTTTTAACGCAACATCACATGTGGATTCGCTGGAACTTTTCGGCAAAATTATATGATGGAGCTGACCCTAAGACTGGGGCTGTATCGTATGATGTACGAACGTTTGGAGAGAATGACGAGCTATTGACGAGCAAGTACAATTTATACCGTCGCACACTCGATTCATCTCATATTCTAATCACAGGTGTTCGACCATCGTTTGAGCCGCAAGCACTTGGTGATGACAGCGCGGTGACCGAGGCGACGACGATTGCATCTCAAATACTTGAGGATGCGTTATCAAAAAGAAAGGGTGAAGCGACTGCGATTATGTCATCAAAATACGCCCTACTTTATGGCGCTGGCTGGCATTATACTTTTTGGGATAAAAATGATGGGGATTTATTCACGTACGTTGATAGAGAAACAGGCGAACCAGTTCAACAGCCAGAAGGGAATGTGTGCTTTGCTGCACTGCCGCCCAGTCATGTTATCTATGATGTCTCGTGTGATGAGAACTCAGAGCCGGATTGGTTCATTGTTTCGCGACAGGTAAATAAGTGGGAACTTGCGGCTCGCTTTCCAGAATATGCGGACCATATTGTTGCATGTGGGCCTACAGATAGAGAACGATTCAAAAACTCATTCCTTATAGCTAACAGCGTGTCTATCTCTCAGAACAATACAGACTGTGTTACGATTTACGAGTTTTTGCATGAACGAACAAACTATTTACAGAGTGGTCGACACTCTATCATGGTTGGCGGCATGGTTGTTGCTGACGGGCCGTTAGAGTATAAAAAGGTGCCACTTTACGAGCTTTCATCTACTGCTCGCATCCCTCGCACGAGAATAGCAACAACTCATTTCTTTGATGTCATGGGCATGCAACGAGCGATCGACGCTTCGTTTTCTAGCGCACTGTCGATCAATGACGTGCTCGGCATTCCGAATATCTGGATTGGTATGGCTAACATGCTTGGCCGAGCCTTACCAGAGGTCATGGGTCGCGGGATTCGGTACATCATGAGCCAAGAAGAACCCAAACTACTAGAGTGGTCGGGGGCTCCGATTGCGCAGCAGGTTTCGTTTATGGAGTTCCTGAAAAGCCAGATTGTTGAGGTGTCTAGGTTAAATGATGTGGCGTTAGGTAATTCGAGCGCCGCTACGTCTGGAAAACACCTCTCGATGGCACACGCCATTGCTCAACAAAGTGCATCAGATTATCAAGCGGCCTACGCGATGTTGTTCGAACGAGTAGGGCTTTGCGTGCTCGAAATGTTTAGGGACTTTGCATCTGAAGAGCGCACTATCTTGATGACTGGCAGAAACAAAACCTTGATGGAAAAGCGGTTTAAAGATGCGAAAATCGACGCAATTAAAGGCATTTCTATCAACGTTGGTTCAGCAATCATGCGTACCGCTGCTGGTAGAAAAGAAGTTGCGGATATGATGTTTGATAAGGGCGTTCTTAATCCTGAGCAATACCTAGAAATGATTGCAACAGGTAAATTGGAGCCAATGACAGAGGGGCCGCTTCAGCGTCGAGTTCTAATCGAGAACGAGAATCAAATGCTGATGAATGGGCAAAATCCACCTGTCCTAGAAACAGACAACCCTATTGAGCATTTCGAAGGTCATTTACGTGTTATGAACGACCCAACGGCTCGTGTGACACCTGAGATTTTAATGGCATGCATGGCTCATTTTGTAGACCACATTGTCAAATGGGAGGAGATTGCGTTGAAGATGCCAGCTCTTGCGGCGGCCCTTGGTTATCCGCCTCCTCCGTCAATTCAGCCTCCTATGGGGCCAGATATGAATACTATGCCTCCACAGCCAGGCGCACCAATGCCGCCCCCTACTGGGCCTCAAATGCCGCCTACAGACCCTATGCAATCTATCCCAACTCTCCCAGGCGGAGGGGTTCCCCCATCAATTGGCGATTTGCCAGCTAACTAAAGGAAAAAAATGTCAGAACCATCAGCATCACCATCAGCTTCAAGTCCAGAGGCTTCAGCGTCACCATCTCCCGCTCCTGTAGCGCCTTCCCCCGCTCCTTCGGCGGATGGCAGCCCCGCATCTTCGACAGAAATGACGAATGATAGCGCAGCCGAAAGCGTTCCTTGGCTATCGAAAATCAAAGACCGATTCGTCGAAAAAGACGGCAAATTACATATAAAATATCTCGTTGACGGGAAGGAAGAGTTGGCCGATTTTGATCAAGAGCATCGTCAGCGCCAAATTGATAAAGCCGGAGCAAAGCGGATTGAGGAAGGGGCGCGTCTCAAACGAGAAGCAGAAGAGACGCTTGCGCGAGTCAAAGAGGAATTGATTGAGGCGTTCGCCAGTCCGGCGAAGATGCGAAGCTTGGCGTTGCAGATGGGCGTTAATCCCAAAAGTTTAGCCGATCAAATCCTAGACCACGAATATGAAGAGGCGCAGCTTAGCCCAGCGGAACGGGAGCTACGTCAAATAAAGATGCAGCAACAGCAATATGAGCAAGAACTTGAATGGGAGCGCCAGCAGCAGCAAGAGCAACAGGAACTTAGAACAAGAGAGTCGATTGACAGAGGAATCACGCAAGCCCTCTCGGACTCTCCGGACTTATCTCTTGACGATTTTCAAATGGACTATGTCCGCGCCTATTCAGATAGCGTTTTTAGGCACATTCAAGCCGGACAGCGCCCAGCTAAATTACCAGACGGTCGCCCTGTAACGTATAAAATGATTGCAAACGAGGCCATTGCTAGTTTGCCAAAGATGCCACTTCAACCGAGTGATGATGATATCTTAACTCAGCTAGAAAAAAACGAGCAACTTCGACGCCGCGCCTTTGAAAAGTTTTTGCCTCAAAAGCCAGCATCTCCCGACCTTCGGACCGTTGAAAGGCCAAGAGATGCATCAGGGCGCTTTATTCAAAGCGAAGCCTCGTCATCAGCTCCGCCCAAAAATACTTATTCTGACGGCGGCCTAGCTCGCCTGTTTAGACAATAACATCATGAGGGGGACGGTGTTGATTAAAACAAATTGACACCGCCCTACATGTATTGTATTGTACGTTTAGCTTGATTTTATCTATCTTTTTTAGATAAATAAGATGAAGTGTATTTGATATAGGTTGGGGGCCACCGTTCTTGGCGCTCTCTTATAGTCAATAAAAGGCCACCGTTTTCGGCGTCTTTTGCGACAAAACCGACAAAGTCAATATTTTTTATTGTTTTTTTTCGATTTGGAGGCAAAAAATGACCGATACAACGAGTACGGACCTAGATATTTTTAAACGTCAGTATGTGGACAAAATCCACGATCAATTCCCTACATTTGCGGTTTTGCAAAAAGAGATTGAGTTTGATAAAAAGAATCGCGTTGGAGACCGATATGAAATCGATGTTTCTACCCGCAAACCGACTGGTTACACCTATAAAGGACCAACCAGCAAGCGGAGTGGATACACGTTAAATGATTCGACTCCTGCAAAAGCTGCAAAAGCGTATTCAACCGGACATAAACTTGATTTGCGTGTTGATTTCGCGGAAGATTTGGTCGTTTCGGCGCAAGACACAAAGCAGGCTTTTACGCCAGGTTTTGACCTCTTACTTGAAGAGACGAATACCAGCGTACGCTTTGCTCTTGAGGAATCGCTGATTTACGGTGGCACAGACATCGGCGCTATCAGCACAAAGACAAACACATCAGCCGTAAACAGTACATTAAAACTAACTGTTGGTTCGTGGTGTCCTTCACTTTGGATGTTCCGCGAGGGCTCCTACGTTGATATTTTTAATGCGGCATTGGTAACTAAACGCACCGCTGCCGGACCTGCTCTCGTCACTTCTATCGATGAAGAGAACCAGTCTATTTTAGTGACATTCGCCGCAAATGCTGACCAGACGGCGACCCTAGCAACCGACTTGATTGTTCCTTATGGAGCAAATGGAGAATGGTTCGACGGACTCAATGCATTGATTACAAAATCAGCTGCGGGAGCATCAACCGTATTAGGCATTGATACCGCTACCACTTCGGTTTGGCGCTCAAAAACTCTGGATGCTTCAAGCGGCCCATTGACAATGGCATTGGTATCGGCTGCTGCAACAAAATGTGTTGTAGGTGGTGGAACTGGACCATTGACTCTTTACGTCAGCCCATTCACGTGGACCGATTTAATGAACAATGAAGCCGCTCTTCGTCGCTATGCGAAAGAAGACGGTAAGGAGTTCGTAAACGGGTCTGATAAGATTGGATTCTACGGAGTCAACGGAAGCATCGAAATCGTGTCTTACCTTATGTGTAAGGCAGGCGATGCTTTCCTTGTAGCGCCTGAGTTCTTGCGTAGAGTAGGAGCATCGGAGCCTAACATGATTCCGTTCACGGAAGCTAGCACAGGCAATGGCGGTCAAGAATGGGTATATAGATACCCAGACAAAGCCGCTTACCAGATTCGTATGAGCTGGGACCAGGCTTTGTTAGCGACTCGTTTAAACAAGTTTTGTAAAATCGAAAACATTGTGAACGATTCGTTACCAGCAGCTTGATAAACGGGCTTCTGTTTGTTGTTTTATTGTGATTGATTGAGGTGTTTGATGACTTGGCTTTGCGATGATTTTGTAGAAAATGTGAAACGCAAAGCTTGGCTTTCGAACACCTCGACCAATTATTCTAATGATGAGATTCTGGCCATTGCGTTTGAGCAGGCAAATGTGCACCTCTTCGCAATGATTAGGTCTATTGATGTCGGCTATTACAACTGTACCGAATCTATCCCACTTGTAAGCGGACAGGACAAATACAAGCTACCTACCCGTGCTGCGACGCAAAGCGCACGCGATATTTTTTTATTAGACTCTAACGAAAAATCGGTCGGTTTTGAAAAAGTTACCATAAGTAATTTTTACAAGTCTCGTTCTAACCAATCAACAGGGGTGCCTGTTAAGTATGCGATTGAGGGTTCTTTTATTAGGGTCTCTCCGGTCCCTGACTCTGCTGACCATAGCATTTTAGTTCTTTATACTCGACGTATTCCAACCTTGATCATGTCTACTGATGCAAGCGTTGTCGCGTCATCGACTGCTACGACGATAGTGACCTCCTCGGCTCCGGCATGGTGGACATCTGGAATGAAGATTGATGTCATGCGCAATCAACCAGATTCTGATTTAATCATGCAATCCGTGGCCGTGACGAATGCTGGTTCTACTTTTACAATCACGGACGGTCAAGAGACGACATTTGTTGAAGCTGGTGACTATGTATCAGAGCAAGACACGTCGCCTATAATCCCGCTGGTTGATGTTTTATGCGTTGCTCTATGCGATTATACGGCGGCTGCCGTCTTGCGCGAATCGGGGAAAGAAGAGCGAGCGCAATCGATCAAACAGCAGGCAAACGAGTATATTGCTCAAAATATTACTAATATGACGCCTCGTGTTTTAAATGAGCCTCCGCTTATGATCAACCGAAACTCTTTATTAAGGTCTGGGGGGTCATATGGCTGAGGTGACTAAAACAATTGTGCCGCTTGGCTTATATACAGACCCTGGCCCGTTCAGCGCGGCCCCTGATGGAGCGCTTGTTGAGGCGCAGAATGTGGTTGTTTCAAGAGAAGGGCTTCTTGAGCCACGTCCTAGCATTATTATGCGGCGACAGCTTGAAATCTCAACGCTTAATTTAGCCGTTGAACACGGTCATTTTCTTGACGATGTTGGGGATTACGTGTGGTTTTATGACGGGGCCTCGTCTTGGACGATTACGAGAGATGACACGGATACTATTACGGGCCCGAGTGATTTTACGCCAGGAGAAATCAATTCTCAATACGTCAAAGGTCGTCTTTTATTCACGAGCAATGAGGGCGTTTGTGAAGCCCCACAAGATTCGGGCGATACCATTGCTTATCGGGCCGGGTTGCCAAGGCCATCTGCTCCTAAGTGCTCGATCATTACGTCCGCTGGGTCCTGGCTTGCAACAGACGAATCAACTGCCTACCGGTTCGTGCTTGGCAGGGAAAGAAGTGATGGGACCCTTATGTTGTCGGCTCCTTCTTGCAGGGTAATTGCGAAAAACTCCCCCGCTGTCGCAGGTGCTGCGTATGTTACGTTCGATTCTTCCTCGTACGGGTCCCTTACGTATGATCCATATTCGGTTGCATCTGCCTTTGATACGTTGCAAGAAGGCGATCTTCTCTACATCTATCGCAGCAACAAACAAACTGACGCAACGCTGTGGCCAAATGACGAAATGCGCCTACGGGCAACCTTGACCTATTCGTCTGGGAGCTTTGAATTCTTTGACGACAAGCTTGATGACGACGAATGGTCTGGACCTCCGCTCTATACCAATTCAACGCAAGAGGGGATAGCGCAAGCCCATGTTCGCCCCGCTTACGCGAGGGACATTGCTCTATATAACGGGATGACTTTCTATGCTGGCCACAAAAGCACTCAAAGAGTTGTGCTTACTTTAAAATCTGTGGAGGAGACATCAGCCGTCGCATCGCCCCAAGAAATTCTTGGAGGAAATGCGACTATGACGATCACAACCGTTGCCGGCTCTGTTAATATTTCATTTTCTTCAACAGTATTGCCTTTTTTAACGGCAGGGCAAGTTCTGACATATGGTTACGAACCAGGCGTAGGCGATGCAGTTTTTCCTGCAAATACGGAGATTGTTAGCATCAATTCAGGAGCGTTAACAGCAGTGATTAGCAGCGCCGCTTTGTCAGGGGGAAGCTGGACGACTCGAGTGTGGGACTGGATTCAAGTTGACGATTCTTCGGGCTCTTATCGAATCTACGGCGCAGTTTACGGCATATTCAGCTACTTATCGACCGCGGATATATTTTTAACTTTCAGAGCATTCGGCACGTCAACTTATTTTGTTGGAGGATATCAAGACCTTGAATATCGTTGGAACAATGCTCCTACGCGCCTCCCTGACATATTGTTAAGAGCTGACGGGGAGACTCCGTATAAGAATATTTTACTAGTGTTTGAGCGAGCGTCTCTAAGTAGCGATCCTTTCACAATTACATCAACCAAACCTTTAGCATTCGACCGTTATGTTGACACGGTCACTGGCGTCACTTCTGCGCAAGATGGAAACGGGTCGCGTCTTTCTATTTCAAAAACCGATATTCCCGACGCATATCCACTTCTAAACTACATTGATATAGGTAATTTAAGCAGCGACATCGTTCGTGTCATCCCAGCGCAAAATACTTTATTAGTCTTCAAAGAAGACGGTATTTATCAAGTCTTTGGCAATGACCCTTCATCGTTATCGGTTGAACTGCTTGATTCTACCATATGGCCTGTCGACACTCTCCGGAGCGGCAATTGGTTCGCTAGCCTTGGCAGTAATGTGTTTATGATGTCAAGCAGCGGTCCCGTTGTAGTCTCTGACATTAGCGTGACGCCGATTGGTGCGCCCATCATGGAAACTTTCCGCGAGATGTTTGGACAAAGCTTCAAAAACCTTGCGGACGGCGATACATTTTATGTGAGCGCGGGAGCGTGTCCATCGATGCCGTATGTGATGTTTTCTTATGCAGAGCAAGGAGCGCAGGAATTAGACCCAGAGACGTCTCTGTCTTTTGTGTTTAACACGGACAATGGAACATGGACTACATGGACTCAGAGACGCCGGCTTTCATGCCACTGGGTGGGACAGTATGGACGTTTGACGGCTGGCTTTGGGACTCTTGACGGGTATGCCGTTGTTGGATATTTTGACCACGAACGAGATTTGATTAATCAAGATTTAACAAGTAGAACTCATTTACTTGGATGTGATTATTTAGAAAATGGGACTATGTTTTTAGACCCTGACTCGTTAGGCGGCGGCTGGTATTTATTTACTGAGCTGTCTTCAAGTTATCACGTTGTTAATCAGGGCGACATTGTAGTTTTAGCCTTTTCACCTTATGACTTTGGAGTTGTTGAGGAAATTGTTTCTTCCTCTTCTTTCAAAGCTTGCATTTATGATGGCTTAACAAGCGGCATTCCTAATGTATTTTATTTGAAAGAAGCTTTCCCTGTTCGCGTTATGTTCGCCCCCGCAACCTTTGGTGAACCAGGCATTGAAAAACAAATTCTTAACACGCTGTTCGCGTTCAATCTCAGAACATTGCTCTTGCGATTTTACGCAGAGTTTCAAACCTATCGACTGGACAGCAACAAGGAACAAACAACGGAAGATTTAGCGCTCACAACAGGATGGACACAGGGCATTACAGCGGCCGATAAAACTATTAGCATTGAGTGGGCACCCGACCTTATGCGCCTTGATGTTCCACGTTCCGTTGCCTCTGATTGGGCAACTAAAGTCGGTTTCAATATTCAGCAAGCGTGTAGCTGGTTCTCTCTCGGCGCACTTGTGCTTAAGGCCAACGTTTCAAGCGACCTCGTCAACAGGGGGCGCTCATGAGTTCCATCAAACTATTCAGATGGCTTGAAAAAGACGATTCAAAGGAATTGGTCAATAAGCTAAACGAATATGCTCGTCAAGTCTATGAACGATTTAACCGCAATGTCAAAATCGATGGCAATCTTGACGCGCAGGTCCTTAACGTCTCATTCTCTGGACCGTCAAGTGAATTGTCGATTCAAACAAAATACACTTCGCCGCCTCTTGGCGCTTTGTTAATCAGATTGATTAATAGCGACACAGGAGAGGCTGCTTCAGTGACTTGGTCTTGGATTTATTCCAAAGACGGGAAAATCAAGACTACATCATTTTCATCTTTAGCAAGCGCAAAATATGATGCGCGTATTTTAGTGTTAGGAGCGTAATTATGGACCCAAATTATTGGAATCAAACTATGGCGAATGCGGGGTTTCCTGCCCCGAACTCTTCTAAGAATAAAAATAGATTGCAGGGGATGGCTAAAAGCGCCAATAGCCAATATGGGAACAGTTTACAGGGGATGGCCAAAAATGCACAGAAAACGGCTCTGAATCGATATAGTGAATTATCTCAAACTGGCCTTACTGCCGCGGACAGGCTTGCTCAACAGCAGGCTAATAAGCAGGCGGCGATGTATGAGCAAAGTCAACGTCAAGGTATCATGCAAAATGCGCAGATGAGGGGCGTTGGAGGAAGCGGGCTTGAAATGGCTTCAGCATTATCGGCGCAGCAAGGCGGGGCTGACAGGTCTCAAATGAATCAAACGGCGATTGCTCAGAATGCTCAACAAAGGGCAATGGACGCAACCGCCGCGCTTGCTGGCGTAGGGTCTCAGGTTCGAGGCGATAATCTTGCATATAGCCAGTATCAAACTCAGAAAGAGCAGTATGAAGCAGCTCTTGAAGCTCAGAAGAAACAAAACAGATGGAATAACATCATGGGCGTCGTCAATGGCATCGTAGGCGGCGCAACGTCTGTTGCAACCGGAGGCGTTAGCCAGGGTGGAAGGTGGGCAAATGGAACCTGAAGCAAAAAAACGATATCTTGAAAGCCTAGGGCTTTTGATTAAAAAATCTGCTAATAATCGGCGGCCTAGTCTAGGCATTCCAGAGCTGAGCATCGATCAAGATTTTATGCCTGATGCTCCGCAGGACATGGGAGAAGAGGAAGCTGTAATACAGGAGCACAGCGGACTGGGAGACGTGTCTAGCGATTTGATGCCCGAAGAGGTTGTGTCTCCACAACGCTCCATGCGTCACTTACAAGTCTCTGTGCGTCCTCAGTCTATGGAGCCAAGGCGTGCGCTGCGTCACATAGGAGCATCGAACGCAGGACATGCTTTAGAGCGTCCATCTTCTGATTGGGTAGAGCGAGCTTATCAG